GAGCAGATCGACCATCCCTACTATTGGCTCCTGAACGAGCAGCCCAACGAGGATATTTCGGCGGCGGTGTTCTGGGAATACATGGCAAGTTCGCGCCTGTTCTATGGCGACTGCTTTGCCGAGATCCTGCGCCCGTCCTATTCCAGCTCGAAGGTATCCGGCCTGCTGCCGCATCACCCGAACCGCGTGCAGCCGTTCCGCGATGCGGGCGGGCGGCTGTGGTATCGCATCACGCCACTGAACGGCCCCTCCTATGTGCTGGACCCGGCTGACATGATCCACGTCCCGAGCCTGGGATTCGATGGCCTGCGCAGCCCGTCCCCGATCACCTACGCCGCACGGCAGGCGGTCGGCACGGCACTGTCGGCGGACGAATACAACGCGCGCTTCTTCACCAACGGCGCGCGCCCGGACTTCGCCTTGAAAGCGCCGGGCAACCTGAGCGAAGAACAGGCAAGGCTGATCCGCGCCACCTGGGCCGAGAAGCACGCCGGCGTGTCGAACTCGCATTTGCCCGCCGTGCTGGTGGGCGGCATGGAGATCGAGCAGTTGAGCCTGTCGGCGCAGGACTCGCAGATCCTTGCAACCAGCATGTTCCAGGTCGAGCAGATTGCCCGCGTGCTGGGCGTGCCGCCGCACATGATCGGCCACACGGATAAATCGACCTCGTGGGGCGCTGGCGTCGAGAACATGGGTCGCGGCTTTGTGAAATTCACCCTCAAGCGCGACCTGGTGAAGTTCGAGCAGGAATTCAACCGCAAGCTGTTCCCTGTCCGCGAGCGTGTATTCGTCCGCTTCGACCTGGCCGACATCGAGCGCGGCGACCTGAAAAGCGAAAACGAGGCGCTGCGCATCGCACTCGGACGCGCGGGCGAGCCAAGCTGGATGACGCCTGACGAAGTGCGCAAGGCGAAGAATCTGCCGCCGATGGGTGGCGATGCCGCCAAACTGTTCTCCGAATTGCAAGCCGAACAACCGAAAGAGGCACCGAATGAGCAAACTGATTCAACTTCTGGCGAGTAATCGCGGGCGGGCGGTCGCAGCAGCGAAGCCTTTCGCTGTCGCAGGCGACGTGACCACCATTTATATTTACGAGCCGATTGTCTCAAGCGACATCGAGGCTGAATTTTTCGGCGGCGTGTCGGCCCAATCGCTCGTTCCGCAGATCCGCGACATCAAGGGCGGCACGATCAACCTGCGCATTAACTCGCCGGGCGGCGACGTGTTCGCAGCTAACGCGATCTGTGCTGCAATTCGCGACACCGGGGCAAAAGTGGTCGCATATATTGACGGTGTTGCTGCAAGCGCCGCGACCGTCATCGCCACCGCCGCCGATGAGGCGATCATTGCTGACGGCGCAATGTACATGATTCACAAGGCATGGGCCAGCGCGACCGCCAACGCCGACGAGATGCGCGAACTTGCGGGTCTGCTCGACAAGGTGGATGTGACAATGTGCGCACAGTACTCCAAAAAGACCGGCATCCCTGAATCCGAAGTGATGGAAATGATGAGGGCTGAAACATGGTTCACATCAGATCAGGCTGTCGAGAAAGGTTTTGCTAGCGCCATCGCATCTGATCGCAAGGTTTCAGCCTCCTGGGACCTGTCGGCCTACGCCAACGCGCCGCAACCCGCCGCGCACGCCGAGCCTGAACCGGAACAGATTGACGCCGCCACCGAAGAACACCGCGCCCGCCAGCGCCAGCGCGTGTCGATGATGGCGCGCTTGCAGATTAGCTGAACGCTCTCGCGCTCACTAAACCGGCCCCTTGATTGGGGTCTTTTTTTTGCCAAAACTGGCCGCGAGAGCGGACCACCCTTTATAAAGGTTCTACCACATGAGCAAGCTTGCACAACTGCGCGCCGAACGTAACACCGTTGCGAAGAAGGCGCACGACCTGAACAACAAATACACCGCCAGCCAGCGCATGCCGGAAGCGGAATCGAAAGAACTGGACGGCTACCTGGCGCAAGTCGAGCAGATCGACGCCGACATCGCCCGCGAACAGCGCCTGGCCGAACTGGCCGGCGAAGCGCCGGAAGCGCAGCACCAGCAGGCCATGGACGCGGCCTACCGCGACACCACCGAAGGCACCGAGAACGACGCGCTGCGCGCCATGCTGACCGGCGGCCTGGGCGCGCTGAACGCCAAGCAGCGCGAAGCCATGTTCGCCCGCGTGAACCCGGACATTCGCGCCGCGATGTCCACCACCACCGCGACCGAAGGCGGCTACACCGTCGCCACCGAGTTCAGCCGCACCCTGATCGAAGCAATGAAGGCGGCCTACGCCGTGCGCTCGGTGGCATCGACCATCCAGACCTCGACTGGCGCGCAAATGCTGTTCCCGACCGCCGACTCGACCGCCGAGGAAGGCGAAATCGTCGGTCAGAACGCATCGGCTACCCTGGGCGAAACCACCTTCGGCCAGGCGTCGATGGACGTGTTTAAGTACTCGTCCAAGTCGATTGCGCTGCCGTTCGAGCTGCTGCAAGACTCGATGTTCAACGTCGAGTCGTACATCCAGAACCTGCTGAACCTGCGCATCGGCCGCATCCACAACAAGCATCACACCACCGGCACCGGCAGCGGCCAGCCGCGCGGCATCGTGACCGCAGCAGCAGCGGGCAAGGTCGGCACCACCGGCTCGGCTACCACCGTGTCGTATGACGACCTGGTGGACCTGGAGCACTCGGTTGATCCGTACTACCGCTCGGCTGGCAAGTGGATGATGCACGATGACACCCTCAAGGCGCTGCGCAAGCTGAAGGACACGCAAGGCCGTCCGATCTTCGTGCCGGGCTACGAGCAGGGCAACCCTGGCGGCGCACCGGATCGCCTGCTGGGCCGCGAGATCATCATCAACCAGAACATGCCGGTCATGGCTGCAAACGCCAAGTCGATCCTGTTCGGTGACTTCTCGAAGTACCTGATCCGCGACGTGATGGACACCACCCTGTTCCGCATGACCGACTCGGCCTACACGCTGAAGGGCCAGGTGGGCTTCGTGGCGTTCCAGCGTTCGGGCGCGAACATGGTCGATATCGGCGGCGCGATCAAGTACTACCAGAACAGCGCCACCTGATCGTGATGGGCGGCTGGCTGCGGCTGGCCGCCTTTTCTTTACCGGAGAATGAACCATGGCAGAAGCCAAAAAAGTAAAGGTCCGCGTGCTCGCACCGTGCGCGCTGGGCCAGCCGAACGACGTGATCGAACTGAGCGCGGCTGAAGTGAAAGAACTGGCCGGCGTGGTCGATGCCGATCCGGCAGCGGTGAAATACGCCGAATCGCTGAAGTAAATCATGGAATCGGCGCTCGACCTGCTCGCTGTATTGCGCGCGGAGGCCGCTGTTCCAGAAACAATTTTGATTGCCGTCATGGGCCAAGCGCCGACAGCGATCTACCCGAACGACATCATTGGCAAGACCGATGACGAACTGCTCGCGCTGGTGCGTGCGCGGCTCGCTGAACATAATCCAAAGGCCCGAGAATGAAATTTGCTGATCTTCTGCTGGAAAACGTCAGCACGTCGCTGACCAATGCCGGCACCGTGACGCTGATCGGTGCGCCGGCTGGTTATCGCACGCTGGCGAAAGCCATCGAAGACGGCGACCTCGCAATTGGTGACGAAACCACGTTCAAGATCGCGGACGAATCCGGCAATTGGGAATTCTCGACCTTCCGCGTCACGAACAACACGACCCTGACGCGCGTGACCATCCACCGCACGTCGAACGGCAGCAACTTTGTCGTGACATTCCCGGTCGGCCCGAAAACCATCATGAATTCGCCCAATGCCGAGTTCATGTCGTCGCTTGTTTCCGACTCCGATCCGGTCGTGACGGTGATTGCCGACCTGTCTACCAGCTACCTGCCAGTGATCGGGTCGGGTGGCAAGTCGCGCATCAGCGCGGCCAACCTGGCGAACGCGATCAGCAAGGAGCCGAGCACCCTGCCCACGCTGGAATCGGCGGTTGTCGATTCGGATCAGCTTTTTGTGCTGCGCGCGGGCGAAGTGAAACTGGCGCTTGCTTCCGTATTCAAGACCTATACCGGAGGCGTTGCCGACACGACCGCGCCCACCCTGAGCAGCCCAACTGGCGCGCAGACCGGCACGACCACGGCAAGCGGCAGCGTGACCACCAACGAGCCGAACGGCACCCTGTACTATCTCGCCACCGTGAACGCGACCGAAACCGTCGCCACCGTCAAGGCGAGCGGCGCAAGCAAGGCAGTCACCGCCACCGGCAGCCAGGCTGTCACCGTGTCGGGCTTGAGCGCATCGACGCAGTATTACCTGCACTTCGTCCAGCGTGACGCGGCAGGCAACGATTCGACCCGCGTCACTTCGTCGCCATTTACCACCGCCGCTGTGGCCGATACCACCGCGCCGACCCTGAGCAGCCCGACCGGCACGCAAACGGGCAGCACCACCGCCAACCTGAGCGTATCGACCAACGAAGCGAACGGCACGCTGTACCGTTACGTCAGCACGAACGCTGTGGAAAGCGTGGCGACGGTGAAAGCGGCCAACCTGACGCAAGCAGTCACGGCGACCGGCGTGCAGAACGCGACCGCCTCGGGCCTGACCGCGAACACGCAATACTTCGCGCACTTCGTCCACAGGGACGCATCGGGCAACGATTCGCTTGTTGCCAGCAGCGCGGGCTTTACCACGGCCAGCGCGGGCGACACCACCGCCCCGACGCTCACCAGCCCGACCGGAACCAAGACCGGCACCACGACCGCATCCGGTACGGTTTCGACCAACGAGGCCAATGGCACGCTGTACTTCCTGGCATCGACCAGCGCGACGGTCACCGCCGCCGCCGTCAAGGCAGGATCGAGCCAGGCTGTGAGCGCGACCGGCGTGCAGAACGTGGCCTTCAGCGGCCTGACCGCAGGCGCGCAGTATTACGCGCATTACCTGCAAGCGGACGCGGCAGGCAACGAGTCGGCGGTCGTCACCTCGTCGGCCTTCACGACCGACGCCGCAGCAACCCGCGTGTACACCGCGCGCACCACCGTCACGCCGGGCGGCGCTGCAATTACCGGCGCGCAGTATCCGAGCGTGGCCGGTACGTGGGTCGGTGGCTCCACGGCGGGGACGGACAAGTATGTTTCTGCGGCCACAGCTCCGGTCAGCGCAGTCCCGCGCATCAAGGTCGTGGACCAGAACGGCATTGCACCGTCTGTTGTCAAATTCGTGTGGGGCAATTCGCCAACCGTTGCGCCGAATACCAATTCGCCAAACGCAGGCGGCACGCCGCTGACCTATGCGACCTCCGGGCTGCCTGCTGGAATGACCGGGAACATCATGGAGCACACCGAAGCGCAAGGCGGCTTCAACCCTTGCGCGCACCATGGCAACTGGACCGATGGCGGCGGCACGGCGCAGTCCTATTACGGCGTGTTTGCTCCGTCCGGTTCGCTCTACGCCTGGCGCAATCGTGACACCATCACGAGCCAGCTCGTGTACCTGTGGATCTACCCAGATGACGGCTCCGCTCCGTTCGTGTATGACAACGGCACCGGCACCGCCATCGGCTGGCAGGTCAACGTATGAGCACCCTGATCCGTATCGCAGTCGGCCAGTTGTTCAAGGCTGGCGGCGCTCCGCTGCGCGTCGGCACCTACGTGGCGGGGGAGGCACCGGGCGCGCTGACTACCACCATGGCGCTGCGCGACGTGGTGAACACGCACGCCAAAACCATTGTCGTGTTCCAGCGCACGGCAGGGACCGAGAATCTGGCGACCCCTACCGGGCGCGTGCCGGTCATGTTCGACTATACCGGCCCGATCCCGGTCAACCCTGAAGTCCGCGTCACCAATGCGCAAGGCTCCGAGGTCATGGGCTGGACGCGCCTGACCGGCGTCATGGAGGTGACGCCAGGCGTCGGCATCGGCGTGCTGGAGCCGGTCCCGCAGGGCATGACCTACACCATCGCCGGCTTGCGCGACGGCGACCAGCCAAACAAGGCGGAAACCTCGTCGAGCGGCACTGGTAAATGGGGCGTGGGCGTGCGCGGTGTATGGGGCGGCCAGTCGAACATGAATTCGATCATGAATGCCGGCGTGTACAACGTGGACAAAGTGCCTGGCTCCACGCAGTACGAATACCAGTATTGGGACAGCGCCAAGGTTCCGGGCTATTACTACGAAACCAAGGGGTGGGCGGGGCCGAACTACAACAGCGGCAGCGTCGAGCCGGGGCGCGTGGCATGGTTGCGCATCCTGACGGCGAAACTGAAGGCGAGGTATGGCGTCGATGTGCCTGTCGCCATGACCAATTGGGCGTTCGATTCGACCGGCATCGTGGCATTCCTGGGGCCGTCCGGCGCGCGCTGGACTACGCTGATGCAGTCCGGCGCGACCGGAACCACCTACGGGCTAGGATCTCCGGCCAACTACAGCGGCACCGGAGATTTTGAGTTCATGGTGTGGCATCAGGGCGAGTCGGACAACAGCAACACCAGCCGCGCGCAGTACCTGGCGTACATGAAAGAGCTGTATCAGGACTTGCTCAATCACGTGGGGCAGTTCGGGCGCACTGCCGCCAACTTTGGATTCTTCCCGGCTGTGCTGGGCGTGTACGGCGCGACCAACGTCGAACACTTGCGCGGCGCGGTGATGGACTTCGAGGCGTATGCCATCGAGGCCAACCGCTGGCCGAAAGCCCGGATTGCCATGTCCAGCATCGACCTGGACACGTCCGATCCGAACGACGGCAACGGCGACACCCTGCACATCGGCACGCCTTACGCCTATTGGGGCAACCGGCGTTTCCTGCAAACCGTGCTGCACTTCCTCGGTTGCGCTACCTACAGCGCACGCGGGCCGCAGATCAGCGCAGTAGCGCGCAGCGGCAACAGCGTGATCGTGACGGTGACGCATGGCCGCGCCGGGGCAACGCTGGTGAACAAGAAGGGAACGGCGCTGACGGGCTGGTACGCCAACACCGCGCAGGATTTCAGCGGCACCGATGTGACGGTTACGGCGGCGATCACCGGCACGAACCAGGTCACCCTGACGCTACCGGCAGGGACCGGGGCGGTGTGGATCAAGCATGCCGGCCATAAGCTCGGCTCCGCGCTGTCGATCCACCCGGACGTGTCGAACCTGGTCTATGACGACTCGCCCTACACCGAAGGGGCGACCGGAACCGACCTTTATACCGGCTTCCCGCTGATGGCAACGCCCGACGCCTGGGCGGCATAAGGAGCAAATTCAATGCTTGGTTTTACAACCATTGGCGCGGCTCCGGTAGGCGCGCGGCTGATGGCGGCACCGGACATTGTGCTGCCGCCTCCAGTGGGCGAAGTGGACGTGTCCAAAATCCCCGCCGGGCGCAAGGTCGTCTTTGGCGGCGGCCTGCGCACCGTCATCTTTACGGGCGGAACCCGTACCGTGATTTTCTCGGGCGGTACTAGAACAGTGAGGTTTTAAAGATGGCAAAGACAGCGCCCTACCTAGTTGGCGACAAGTGGACGATTGACAAAGACCCGGAAGACAAACTGTGGTACGTGGCGAACATCGCGGCGCAACTGACCGACAGCGCCACCACGGCCACATCGTTCGATCTGGAGCCTGTGGGCGTGACGGTCCTTGAGAAGGGCGTCATGCAAGGCACATCGAACAGCCTGCTTCCGGTAAAACTCGGCGGCATGGGCGCGGTCGGCGCACCGAGCTACTGCACCTTCCGCGTGACCTGCGCGAACGGCGAGCAGTTCGACCGCACAATCTGGTTTAACAGGGTGGATAACTGATGTTCGACGCGACCAAACTTCCAACCGAGCCGTGCGATCCGGCCAAGGTCGGCCAGCCCGAATCGGCCAAGGCCGACGAAAGCGGCTTCGTGCGCGCGCCTGATGGCGCGGGATACGCGCCGAACACGCGCCCGGACAATCCCTTGAGGGGAACGCGATGAGTATGAAACTTGTCACCCCGCCAGCCAGCCTGGCGGTATCGCTGGAGCAGGCGAGACTGTCCGCGCGCATCGACGGAACCGAAGCGGACGCCGAACTGGAGCAGGTCATCCGCCAGCATACGGGCGATGCCGAGCATATCACCGGGCGCGCTTTCATCACACAAACCTGGCGCTTGACGCTCGACGCTTTTACGCCAGCGATCAAGCTGCCCATGCCGCCGCTCGCGTCGGTCGAATCCGTCAAGTTCTATGACGTGGACGGCGTGCTGCAAACCCTGTCGCCGCTCGACTACATCGTGGACAGCGCGAGCGAGCCTGGTTACGTGGTCCCGGCACCGGGCAAGCAATGGCCGGCCACGCAATCGCGCATCAACGCGGTAGAAATCCAGTACGTGTGCGGCTACGGGCAGTCGGAGTCCGACATTCCCTCCGAGATCAAGGGCTATATCCTGGGGCGCGTGGCCGAGCACTTCGCACCGAACAACAGCGGGCGCAGCGACCATCTGCCGCGCCTGCTGGACCGATACCGGGTGTACACATGCTGAACGACCGCATCACCCTGCAAACCCGGCAAGCCGGCGTCGATGAAGTCGGTCAGCCGGTCGAAACCTGGGCCGATGCGGCGCAGGTATGGGCCAACGTCCGGTTCCAGACCGGCGCGGAGGTACTGAGGAACGATTTGGCTGCCTCAATCGTCCGGATCTCGGTTAGAATTCGTGTGCTGGCCGGGATAGACGCGTCCTGGCGTCTTGTGTTCAAGGACGCCGCCTACAACGTGAAATCCGCGCTGCCCGATTCCGAGGACCGCCGCTTCATGTTCCTTGTCTGCGAGTCGGCATCATGATCCAGTTCGACGCAAGCGGCCTTGCCGCAGCGATGCGCGCCACGGTGGACCAAGTGCGCGAGTCGGTCGATGAACCGGTGCTACGCGCCGCAGGTTTTGCCGGGGCCGAAGTGTTCCGCGACGAGGCCAAGCGCAACGCTTTGTCTCACATCCAGACCGGCACCATCTACCGCAACATCATCGTCAAGCGCATCGAGGAAGAGTCGCGCGGCGACGAGCGGCAGGTGTACCTGGTCACGGTGCGCAAGGGCGATTACGGCGGCGGCGATGCGTACTATTGGCGCTGGGTCGAGCACGGCCACAAGTTCGTGCCGCGCAATAACCGCATCAGCGCGCGCACCGGCAGGAAAGTAGGCTGGGCAGCGCACCGCCGCGCTGCCGAACTGGAGTACGGCACCGCAACCGTCCCGGCGTATCCCTTCATGCGCCCGGCCTACGAAAGCAAGAAGCAGCAGGCGTCGGACGTGATGACGCGCACGCTCGCGGAACAGATCGCAAGGAACGCACAGACATGACCGCCGACACGCTGATTTATGACGCACTGAAAAGCCTTGCGGGTGGCCGCGTGCTGCCCGACTTTGCTGATGAAGGAACCGCATTGCCGTTCATTGTCTATCAGGCGGTAGGCGGCGAGCCGATCAACCTGATTACTGGCGAAGCGCCCGACAAGCAGCGGGTCCGCATGCAAGTGAGCGTATGGGCGAATTCGCGCAAGGAAGCGTCCGAGCTGGGCGCGCAAGTGGAAAGCACGATCCGCGCCGCGAGCGACCTGCAACCGGAAGTCGCCACCGGGCGTCTGTCCACGTTTGACGAAACGACCCGCTACCGTGGGACGCGCCAGGATTTTTACTTGTTCTGCTGACCGATTAAGTAGTACCGAACCGAGCCGCCCTGAGCAATCAAGGCGGCTTTTTTTGCCCGGTTTCCGGGCTTTACACCTGAAAGGCCCATCCAACTATGCAACTCCCAAATAACATCGCTTTCGCCGTGGCTTCGGTATTCGCTACCGGCGTTGCCGTGACCGCTGCGACCAACGCATCGGAAGCCGTGCTGACCGCCACCAACACCTACGCCGCTGGCGATTACGTCGAGTACGTGGGCGGCTGGAGCCGCGCCAATGGCCGCGTGTTCCGCGTCAAGTCGCCAACCGGCACCAGCGTCGTGCTGGAAGGTCTGGACACCACCGATACCACCCTGTTCCCGGCTGGCTCCGGCACCGGCACGCTGCGCAAGGTCACGACCTGGGTTCCGATCACCGGCGTTGTCAGCGCCGACGTGGCCGGCGGCGACTCGAAGAACGTCGAGGTTGCGCTGCTGGACAACGACCTGCCGGTCATGCTGCCGGACGGCTTCACCGCCACCAGCGTTACGCTCACCATCGCGGACGATAAGAGCCTGGCGCACCACGCCGCACTCAAGGCGCTGTCCGATGGCGTGAAACTGACCTGCCTGCGCGGCACCCTGCCGGGCGCATCGGCTGGCGTCCTGCTGTACGCCGGTTACTGCTCGTTCAACGAGTCGCCAAGCCTGGCGAAAGGCAGCGTCATGGCCGTGAAAGCGACCTTCGCGCTGCAAAACAAGGTCGTCCGCTACTAAGTTTTGCCGGCCCGGTTCGCCGGGTCTTTCCCAGCCCGCGCGGTAGCTCCGCGTGGGTTTTTTTATACCTGAACCGAAAGAATAATCATCATGGCAAAAGCAAAGATCATCCTCGGCAAGCGTCCCGAATTCTTCACCAAGGAAATCACGTTCCCGATGCTGGACGGCTCGACCGGCTGCATGGAGGTGAAGTACGTCTACCGCACGCGCCGCGAGCACGCGGAATTCGTGGATGGCATCCAGGCCAGCATCGAGGCCAAGGCGAAAGAGGAATCCGACCGCTACAAGGCGATGGCCGAAGCGGGCGAGGAAATCCCGAACGTGAAGCAATCCGACCTGGTGGCGTATCAGGTCGAAGCCAACGTGGACACCATCATGCAGACCGTAAAGGGCTGGAACCTCGACGTTCCGTTCAACCGCGAGGCGGTCGAGCAACTGGTGGACGAACTGCCAGCCGCTGTCGCCGCGATCATCGCCACCTATCGTGACGCGATCACCGAAGGCCGCCTGGGAAACTGACGGCGGCGGCGGAGGCGCTGTACACGCCAGCGCCGACCGCCGAAGAACTTGCCGTAGCAGGCCTGACGCCGGATGACCTGATCGGCTCGGAGGTCGCGATACTGCCCGAGAACGTCCCGGCCTTCGAGGTCTTTTCGGCGCTCGGCACGCAATGGCGCGTAGGCATGGGCGGCGCTACCGGGCTCGACTACAACGTGATCCCGGTCACGCTGCGCCTGATGCGCGTCCCGCGCGCCGACTGGCCGGACATGTTCGACGATTTACGGGTCATGGAATCGGCGGCGCTGTCGGCCATGAGCAACAAGAACTAGCACATCAACGTAACACCCAAGGGGCCGCGCATGTCGAACACCGTCAATACCGCAGAAATCCGCATCGTTGCCGATGCATCCGGCGTCGAAGCCGGCTTGCGCCAGGCAACCGCAGCAGCGGATCGCGCGGAACAGGCGATTGCTGGCGGCGCGGCCAGCTCGGCGCGTTCGCAGCAAAACCTGATCCAGGCGATCCAGCGCACCACCGCGCAGATGGAATCGGGCGGGCGCGCGGGCGCACGCTATTACGAGATCCTGGCGCAGCAGCGCGGCGTCAATCCGCAGGCGCTGGAGCCGTACCTGCAACAGCTTCGCGCCGTCGAGCGCGCGCACCTGAACAACACCAATGCCGCGTTCAACTCGGCACGCCAGCAGGCAGCAGCAATGCGTATGGTCCCGGCGCAATTGACCGACATCGCGGTCAGCCTGCAAGGCGGGCAGAATCCGCTGACGGTCCTGCTCCAGCAGGGCGGCCAGTTGCGCGACATGTTCGGCAGCGTGGGCGGCGCGGCGCGCGCATTGGGCGGCCAACTGCTGGCGCTGGTCAATCCGTACACCGTCGCGGCTGCGGCTGCGGCTGGTCTGGGCTACGCCTATTACGCAGGTTCGCGCGAGGCGCGCGACTACAATCTCGCCCTGATCAACAGCGGCAACGCCGCCGGCGCGTCGGCTGGTCAAATGGCCGATGCCGCCGCGCACGTCGCCAAATTCACCGGCTCGCAAAGCGAAGCGGCAAAGGTCATCGCTGAACTGGCCGGTTCCGGCGTGGTCGCGGCTGGCGCGCTGGCGTCGGCAAGCATGGCCGCGATTAACGCGCAGCGCGATCTCGGGCGTGAGGTCGGCAAGACGGTCGAGGAATTTGTCGCCATCGGCAAAGATCCGGTCAAGGCGCTCGAAGAACTGAGCAAGAAGTACCGCGGCATCACCGCTGAAACGTTCGCGCAAGTGAAGGCGCTGCAAGATCAGGGCCGGATGCAGGAAGCGGCGACCCTCGCGCAGCAGGCGCACGCGGACAGCATCGAGAAGAACCGCCACAAGGTCATCGAAACTCTCACCGATTGGGAGCGCGGCTGGCGGCGCATTTCGGAATGGACCGGCAAGGCCGTGGACGGCGCGGCGGATTACCTGCTGAACTTCGGACGCCAGCAAGGACCGCAGGAGAAAATCAGCGCCCTGCTGAAAGAGCGCGACAGCCTGGAAGAAACCATGGCGACGGCGCGCGCACGGCGCGATACTTACCAGATGCGCCTGACGCAAGCACAGCTCGACCTGAACCGAGACGCCATCAACGCCGAGCGCGCCAAGGGTGACGCCGCCAAGAAGCGCGCCGCCGACGAGGAAAAGAACGGTCGCGCCGAGGCGATGCGCATTGAGATTGCAAAAGGCGCTGATTCCCTCATGAGCCGTGCCGAGCAGCGCGACAAGAAACTCGCAGCGGAGCGTCAAGAGGCAATCGCCGCCGGCCTGAAGGAAGCCGAGGTGCAGCAGTACGTCGCCATCAAGGCGCGCGAGTACAAGGACGTAGACGAGGATATCAAGCGCAAGCGCGAGGAAGCATCGCGCAAGGCGCAAGAGCAGATCCGCCGCGAGGCGTCCGACATGGCGGCCATGGTCGGCGTGCAGACCGACTACATGGAAAAGCTCGATCTGCTGCAAAAGAAGCGCGCCGCCGGCGTCATCACCGAGCAGCGTTATGTCGAACTGGTCAAGGACTTGATCGCGCAGCAGCCAGGCGCGAAAAAGATGATGGACGACCAGCAGAAAGCGCAGGAGGCATCCGACAAGCTGGCCGAGGACGGCATCAAGGCGGCGCAGCGCGAGCGCGATTCGATCATCGAGCAACTGAGCGCACAACGCTCGGCCAATGAGGAAATGGGAATCACCGGGGCGGCGCTGGGCGACTTGCGCGCGAAACGCCTGGAAGCGGCAGCGGCACAAAAGCTGGAAAGCGCGGCGGCCATCGAGGCTTTCGAGCCAGGTAGCAAGCTGGCGCAACTGTACCGCGATCAGGCGGCGGCCATGTCCGGTCTTGCGGTCGCACGCCGTGACGGTGCGGCAGCGCAGGAGGGACAGAAGGCGCTGGAGGATCTGAATAAATTCCTCGACCCGGCCCGCGCGCAGAACTTTGGCGAAGCCTTGCGCGAGGCGTTCGGCAGCGCAGGCACGTCATTGTCACGCCTGACCGCCACGCTGGACGGCTTCGGCAAGCGGCAAGCGGCCATCGACAAGGCGCGCGCCGATGCGGTGAAGGCGCGCGACAGCGGCCAGATGAAGGAGATTGACTACCTTCAGGCGGTATCGGAAATCAACCGCCGCGACACGCGCGAACGCCTGGCTGGCTACGGCGACATGGCAAGCGCCGCCGCTGGATTCTTTGGCGAGCAGAGCAAGGGCTACCAAGCCCTGATGACTGTCTCCAAGGTGTTCCACGCGGCTGAACTGGCCATGACCATGGCCGAACTGGTACCGAAAGCGATCTCCGCTGTCCTGACGCAAGGCACTGGCGACCCGTACACCGCTTTCGGACGAATGGCGGCGATGGCGGCGATTGTTGCGGGCCTGGGCGTGGCGATTGGCGGCGTGTCGGGCGGCGGGGTCAAGACCAGCGAGACGCGCCAGAAGGAGCAAGGCACCGGCACCGTGCTTGGCTCCAACGACAAGTCCGAGTCGATCAACCGTTCGCTGCAACTGATCCAGCGCGCCACGTTCCAGAATCTGAGCATTGCAAGCGGCATGCTGGCCGCGCTGCGAAACATCGAAAGCAACATCGGCAACTTCGCTTCGCTGCTGGTGCGCACTACGGGCCTGTCGGGCGAGGTTCCGAATAACGGCCTAATCAAAGGGACCGTGCTCGACGGCAAGGCGTTCGGCACCGCGAGTTCGCTGGGCGGCGCTGTCGCCGGCGGCCTGTTCGGCGGTGCGGCGGCTGGTGCGATGACGATGGGCGTCACCGGCAGCATGTCAACGACGATGCTCGGCGCAATCGCCGGTCCTATCGGCATGGTGGCGGGCGCGCTGCTCGGCGCGGTGCTGGGGAAATCGCTCGGCAAGCTGACCAGCAAAGTGTTCGGCGGCCAGAAGTTCCTCGAAGACGTTGGCCTGTCGCTGGGGAATACCAGCCTGGGCGATGTCGAGGCGGGCAACCTGAACGCGCAGCAGTTCTCCGAGATCAAGAAGAAAGGCGGCTGGTTCAGGAGCGACAAGTATTACACCGAGTACCAAAGCCTCGGCAACGAGGCCAATCGCCAGTTCAGCCAGATCATCATGTCGATGGCCGACACGATCAAAATGGCCGCTGTCGGGATCGGCATCAACGGCGACGACTTCAGCCGACGCCTTGATAGCTTCGTGGTCAGCATCGGCAAGATCAGCCTGAAGGGCAAGAGCGGCGAAGAGATCCAGAAGGAACTCGAAGCCGTGTTCTCGAAGATGGGCGACGACATGGCGCGCTTCGGCGTGGCCGGTCTGGAGCAGTTCCAGAAGGTGGGCGAAGGTTATCTGGAAACCCTGACGCGCGTCTCGGCGGGCTATCAGGCGGTGACGGTCATCACCGAGGCGCTGGGCATGTCGTTTAACGCCGTTGGCGTCGGCTCGATTGGTGCGCGCGAGCGGCTGATCGAACTTGCGGGCGGGCTGGAAGAATTCGCGTCGGGCGCTGAGAAGTTCCTGACCGATTTTTATAGCGATGCCGAGCAGGCCGACGCGCTGCGCAAGCGCATTTCTCCGACCCTGGACAAGTACGGCATCCAGACCGGCGGCGAGGATGCGCTTAAACAGTTCCGCAATGTCGTGACCGGGCTGGACTTGACCACGGCGGCGGGGGCGGAAGCGTATTCGGTGCTGATGCAGATCGCGCCGGCATTCAAGCAGATTGCGGACCTGGACGCGCAGAAGTTCGAGGAGCGCAAGGGGCTGCAAGGCGAGCTTGACCAACTCTTGATGACCGAAGCGCAATTGCTGGCGAAGCGCCGCAACGAACTGGACGCAAGTAACCGCGCCCTGTTCGATCAGGTGCAGGCGGCGAAGAAGGCGAAGGAGGCGCAAGACGCGGCGAAATCGAGCCTCGGTGACTTCATCGGGCGCATGAAATCGTTCGCTACCAGCGTGGCCGGGCTGAACAACAGCCTTGTGCTGGGCGCTACTTCCGTTCTGACGCCGGAGCAGCAGTACGCCGAGGCGCGCCGCCAGTTCGAGCAGACCGCGAAGAAGGCAGCGGCAGGCGATGCAACCGCGCAGGGCAACCTGTCGGCCATCGAACAGACGTTCCTGCAACTGTCGCAGAAGGTCAACGGCGGCGATGCGCAGTACGCCTCTGACCTTGCCAATGTGATCCGCACCAACGACGAGTTGGCGAAGTCGGCGGGCGCATCGGTCGATGTGGCGCAAGCGAGTCTGGACGTGCTGAACGGTCAAGCGGCAACGCTGACCGACATTCACGCAACTTTGACCACGATTGCGCAGGGCGGGCAATTGGGCGGCCCGGTCGCGCAGCAGTTCGCGCAGGTGGACTACTCGCGCATGGGGACGCTCGACATGGTTCCGCTGGTGGAAGAAGTGAAGGCGCTGCGCGAGGAGGTGAAACTGCTTCGTGCGGACCAGAACCGGCAGACCGGCGACATGATCCAGGCAACTGGAGCAAGTGCGCGCGATGCGGCGAATGTCGTCGTGTCGGGCGTGCGCGAGGCGGTATCCGATGGACGTTACTCGGATCGTTTTTCAACTAGGGAGTACCGATGATCTCTGATGCACAATTCGCCGCGTGGCTGGAGGATTCCAGCGCGCAGCGGGTGACGCTGTTCGAGGTGGGCGCGAAGGTGGCGGGCGAGGATAAGACCCGCTACCTGTCGAACCGGGCCTACACCTGGTCGAGCGCAACGCCGTATCAGCCTGTCGTTGCCGGCGGGCTGAAGGTGGCCGAGTCCATTTCGATGGACGGCGCGGCAAGCCTGGCGGCGGGCGACATCGAACTGAACAACGGGGATGGATCGCTCGATTCATGGCTGGATGACATCTGGGCCAACCAGCCGATCAACGCCTATGTTGGCGATGTGCGCTGGGACCGCGCCGATTTTAGGCAGGTATTCAGCGGAACCGTGATCGACATCGGCTGTCGTTCGCGCGACCGACTTAGCCTGCGCCTGACCAATAAACTGGAGCGGCTGAACACGCCAGTGTCGGACGTGAAGATCGGCGGCACCAACGCCACGAACCCCGATGCGCTGGTTCCGGTCCTGCTGGGCGAATGCCACAACATCAACCCTGTGCAGACCAATCCGGCCACGCTGGAATACGCTTTTGGCGACGGCAGCAACGAGGGCGTGATCGAGGTCCGCACCGATGGCAGGCCGCGCGCCGACGTGACCGTGACGCCATCGACCGGGCGCTTCGTGTTCACCAGCGCCGTAGGGCCGGGCGCGGTGACGTGCAGCGCGCAAGGGACGAAATACAACGGCTCCTACGTCAACACCATCGGGCAGCTCGTCCAATACCTGGTGACGCAGCGCGGCAAGGCATCGACGCGCTTTACGAGTTCGGACCTGGACACGGCGCAGCTTGCCGCGTTCGAGACTGCCAATCCGCAGCCGGTCGGCTTGTGGCTGACCGACCGCACGAACGTCCTGCTGGCCTGCCAGCACCTGGCGGCAAGCGTGGGCGCGCAACTGGTCCCGTCCATGACGGGCAAGCTGCGGCTGATCCAGTTCGCCATCCCGACTTCGGCCACCACGGAGATCCGCCCGTCGCACCAGATGGAGCGCAGCATCACCATCGTGAACCGCACGGAAGTGTCGGCCTCCGTGAAGATCGGCTACGCGAAGAACTGGACGGTGCAAGCGAACCTGCAAACGATTCTGCCCGATGCCCATAAAAACTTGTATGCGCAGGAATGGCTGTCGGTGACGGCAACGGATGCAACCGTGCAGGCGAACTACAAGCTCGACGCCGAGCCGGTACAAGTGGATACCTGCCTGCTGAAAAAGACCGACGCGCAGGCCGAGGCGAGCCGCCGCCTGGCAATCGTCAAGGTTCCGCGCACCACGTACCAGTTCGAGGCTACGCCTTCGCAACTGCTGGTCGAGCTGGGGCAGGCGGTGAAGTTGTTCAGCAGCCGGTTCGGGCTGGCAAACGGAAAATTCGGGCTGGTCACGTCGCGGACGGTGGACTGGTCAACCCTTCGCTCTACTCTTGAGGTGACTGTTTAATGGCTGCAATCGTCAACGACCGCGACGTACTGCTGCAAGCGCCGGGCCAACGCTACACCGCGCCGAGTAGCGCGGCGATCCTGATCTCGGCCAGTGCGCCGGCGTTCGCCGTGGACACGGCAGGCACTCCCACGCCTGCCTCGATCAAGTTCACCGCCGTCCGCATTGGACTGACTGGCTCGCCCACGTTCACGGCAAGCGATGGCGCGGTGCTTACGGTCAGCGGCGACGAGGCCACGCTGACCTATGCGAACATGCCGAACGGGAGCACGACCGTTACTGTTTCGGTGACCGAAGGCGGCACGCTGTATTCGCGCGCGGTGACGATCAGTAAAATGTTCGAGTCGGGCACCACGTTTACGTGGCTCAAGTACGCAGACGACGCGACCGGGACGGGCCTGTCCGACAGCCCGGTCGGCAAAACGTACATTGGTTTTGCCACCAACAAGACCACCGCCACCGAATCGACCAACCCGGCAGACTATACGTGGTCGCTTATCAAGGGAACGGACGGGCAACCGGCGGCTGACAAGTTCATCTGGATCAAGTACGCCGATTACGCGGACGGGACCGGCATGTATGACGTACCGCATGACGACACGGTGTATATCGGCATCGCAGTCAACAAGACGACCTCAGCCGAAAGCACGGTCAAGACGGATTACGTGTGGTCGCGCTTCAAGGGCGCGCAAGGGGTGGCCGGGACCGGCGCGCGTGGTCCGGGCTGGTTCTATGCGGTCGGCTCGGCGTGGAATGACACCACCGCGCACGCGGCAACGCCTGGCGACACGCAGGTCGATGATACGGTGACGATCTCGGACGGCAATGTGTCCTACACCAAGCGGTGGAACGGCTCTGCTTGGTTCGTTCCTGGCGCGTTCATGGATGGCAGCCTGTTCGTTGAAAAGTCGATCACGGCGGCCAAAATCAACGCCAACGGGCTTGAACTCCGTGCTCCTGACGGAACCCTGATTCTTGGCGCTGGCGCTGCGTTGAATCAAGACTACGCAGCGCCAGGCACGAAGAACAGCGAAGTGACGCCGCTGATCCCTGTCGATCTGGTGCTCCAACCGTTTAATGTCACCGTCACCGGCAATCGCGCAGTCAAGACCGGCGGCTCCACAGCGTGGGATGCCCAAGTGGCTAGCCGGGATGGTTTTGTAGGCGGGGCGTTTGCCAGCGCCACGGTAGACGCCCTGTGTACCGTGATGTTCGGCCTGAACACCGACCCGCACACGGATGCGAGCTTTGGGTCTATCGACTTCGCTATTTATGCCTACGTGGATGGAACGCTGTTCGCCTACGCCAATGGCAACAACCTCACCCCGAACAGCAACATTGGCACCTACGCGGCGGGCGATTCGCTGCAAGTGATCTGCGACGGTTCGACAGTTCGTTACTGCAAAAAAGGTGTAGTGCTGCACACGCTGACGCTGTCCGCCCCGGTCGCTGGGCCGCTGTACCTGGATAGCTCGTTTAGCAGTCCCGGCGCGGCGCTGTCGAACATTCGTTTCGGCCCGATGTCGGACAATTCGGCAGGCGTGGCCGCGAATGCTGCCATCCCCGGCATCAATAGCGCGATTGACGACAAACTGAGCAAGACCAGCGCGAGCAGCCTCGCGGCGACGGTGACTGTAGCAACGGGCGGCTCGATCCTTGCGGGGAATACGACCAACGGCACCTATATGAGCCCGAGCGGTTTTTATGGCGTGCAGGGTGGCGTCGTCAAATTCTCCGTTCCGATCTCGGGCGACCCGACGTTCGCGGGGCAGTTGACGGCGGCGTATGGCACGTTTGGCGCTGTCTCGATTGCCTCGGGCGGCTCGTTCTCGTCGGGGCAATCTGCCTACGATACCGGCTCGGGCTGGTGGATGGGCTACGTTGGCGGCGTTCCTAAACTGAGCATCGGCGTTGCTGGCGGCGCTGCGATGCTGTGGGATGGATCGACGCTCACGATGCGCGGCGCGGCGGTGCAAAACCCGACGATCACCAACCCGACGCTCGACTCGTTCACTATCGCCAGCATCAGCCCGATCAATGTCAGTCTGACGAACGGCGCGACCCGCACGCTGGCAACGCGCACGATCTCGCTTTCCGGCGGCAAGACGCCCTACCAGTCGTACAGTTTCGTGGACGTGAGCGGCGAGGGGATGATTCTGCTAGTGGACGCCAACACGCAAACGTGCACGTTCAAGGCTGGCGGCTACGACGAAACGAAAACCGCGCAGATCGTGGCGACCGGCATCGACGCCAACGGGCGCAGCGTGTCTACCAGTTTCACTATTACGGCGACCTTCTCATGAGCCAATATCATTTTCTGGAAATCGACCCGGACAACATCATCGTTGCAATGCACCGCATCGACTGGCCGGACGAAGGCCCGCCGCCCATGCCGGAGGTGCTGGAAGGGAACCGCGCGGAGGCGCTGAGCGAAGCAATCAGCATGACGGGACCGACGGCGACGAGCCGCCCGCGCTGGCGCGATGGCGCGGTCGTGTGGGAGGAAACCGCCACACTGGAAGAACTCAAGGCGGCCAAGCGCGCCGAGATCACCCGCGAGCGCCTGGCCGCCGACGCCGACCATTTTATGTATCAGGACAAGGCGATCCGCACCGCCGACAAGGACATGATTGACCTGTTCAGCACGAATGGATACGTGGCTTTGTTTGGGGAGTTTGATGCAAGCTGGCCGGGCGGCTGGAAGACCATCGACAACAGCTACCTGCCGATTGCCACGGTGGACGAGTGGAAGCCGTTTTACAAGGCAATGTACTGTACCGGCATTGCCAATTTCCGCAAGTCGCAGGAGCTGAAAGCGGCAATCGACGCGGCCACCACCGCCGAGCAGGTCAACAGCATCACATGGAATAGCGAGGCGGCAGCATGAGCAAAATTCGTATCGTTCACGACAACGCGGCGAGCCGTGCAACCCTGGCCGCTTCGACGGAGGCCGGAGCGCTGCTGGCGTCGAATCTGCTCAAGGATGACACAGACAGCGTATGGCGCGCGACTGGCACCACGGCTACTATCACGCTGACGTGGCCGAGTCTTGAGCCGGTATCGTGCGTGTTTCTGCCGTTCTGCAACCTGTCGCCTACGGCTACCATTCGCGTGCGCGGCTACTCGGATGCGGCTGGAACAACGCAGGTATTCGACACGGCGGCGCAACTGGCATGTCCCGCGCCTGCCGTGGTCCTGCGCGGCTGGACGGCGGCGCAGTCGGCCAGCGCCTACGCCTACGGCGGCGGAGCCTATGCGCGGATCTGGTTCAATCAGGCATCCGTGCGGCGGCTCGTGATCGACATTGCCGACGCCAGCAACCTGCAAGGCTACATCGAGGCCGCGTGTCTCGTGGCCGGGCCGCATTGGGAGCCGAAGTACAACGCAACTGGCGCGAGCATCGCATGGGTGGATTCGACGGAGATCTACCGCACCGACGCCGGCACGCAGGGCGCGACGGCCGGCACCGTCTACCGCCGCCTTCCGGTCAGCATGGCCTACATGACGCCCGCCGACCGGGTCACGTTCGTGAACCTGTGCCGCAACAGCCGCGCCTACCCGATGCTGGTCAGCCTGTACCACGGCACCGGGGATGCTTCGCTGGAGCGCGACGGCATGATCTACGGGCGGCGCGCAAAGGATCTGGAAGTTACGGCGCAGTACGCAGCAGCCTATTCAACCGCTATCGAACTGGAGGAACTATGATCGACCGCCTCAAACACGCATGGGTGCAGATCTTCATCGCGTTCGACCAGTTGCTCAATGTGCTGCTGAACCCGTTCAGCTATAACACCTGGGCCGACGAGACAATTTCCTCGCGCTGTGGCCGATTGGGGCATCGCTACCCCTATAAGATTTACAAGGTCATCATAGATGCGTTATTCTTCTGGCAGGGGAAGGGGCATTGCGTCAACGCTTACCGAAAAGAGCTGACGCGGTATCACTTCCCGCCTGAAATGCGAAACGATGCAGCAAAAACCGAGGCCCGCGACAAGCGGGCTTTTTAATTTGCGCGCGCCCTCCTGACCCGCTTCGGCGGGTTTTCTTTTGCCTGAAACAACAACATGAAAGATCAAGCTATGAGTGAACCAATTTCCGGCGCTGCCGCCGGGGCCGCAGGTTTTAAATTGATGGGCGGCGCGGCTGGCGTCGGGGCCATCGGTGCAGGACTGGCGGCGGTCGTGGTGATGTGCGCCATGACACCGCGCAGCCCGAAGGAATGGGCGATTGGCATTATCTCGACTGTTGTTGCTTCCGTGGGGGGCGGTGCTGCTGTAATCCAGCACTACGGCCTGCAATCGTGGAGCCATACGGAATTCGGCTTGATCGCCATGCTCGGCCTCGTGTTCGCGTGCGGCCTGCCGGGCTGGGCGCTGGTGCGCTGGCTGTTCAACTACATCGCCAAGCGCAACGGCTCGGACATCAAGGACATCATCGACGAAGTGAAGAACATGAGGGGGTGACATGGCGACCATCAAGACCGCTCACCCTAACGTGGTGGCCTTCCTGGACATGATCGCGCACAGCGAGGGAACGGACAACGGACGCCAGAAAACCAACGACCACGGCTACGATGTGATCGTTGGCGGCGACCTGTTCCAGGGCTACAGGGACCACCCGCGCCGCCTGGTCACGCTCGGCAAGCTCGGCATCAAGTCCACGGCGGCGGGACGCTATCAGCTCTTGTCGCGCTATTTCGACGCCTACCGCAACCAGCTCGGCCTGAAGGATTTCAGTCCGCTGTCGCAAGACCTGATCGCTATCCAGCAGATAAGGGAATGCCGCGCGCTCGGCCTGATCGAGCAAGGACGCTTTGCCGAGGCGGTCAAGAAGGTCAAGAACATATGGGCCAGCCTGCCCGGAGCCGGTTACGGGCAGCATGAAAACCGGCTGACCGACCTTGCGGCGGTGTACCAGCAGCGCGGCGGGGTGCTCGCATGATGCGCATCAAGGCCATGCTGTCGGGGCTGATCCTGCTTGTCGGGATGCTGGTGCTGGGCGCGCTCGGCATCGCCCACTATGGCAGCGTCAAATACGAAGCGGGCTATGCCGCAGCGGTAGCCGATGGCGAAGCGCGACGGCAAGCCGATGCCGAGATCGCGCGCCAAACGGAAACCGACCTGCGCAACCGGCTGCGCGCGCAGGACATCGCAGCCCATCGAAAGGAACAGGAACATGCAAGCACTCTGCAAGCTGCCCAGCGCCGTGTTATTGCTGGCGCTGACCGGCTGCGCTGCCCAGCCCGGCCAGTACCAGCCAGCCCCGCGCCCGAGCATCGACCCGCTGCCGGCGGAACTGAAGCTGACGAGGCAGGACCGGACCTTGTGCCGCAGGCTGCTGCTGACGTTCTCGGCTACGGATCAGCAATTGCTGGACTCGTGCGGCGCTATGAAAGACTAGAGCAGCGTTTTGAGGAATGCCGCGCGCTTAACGCCTTCCCTTGAGTCAGCGCAATTCATCCTCGCGCCGCTCGTAGTCCTTCCAGTAGTAGTGGCGAATCAGAGAGTTGATGACCACCGCAACGATCAGCGCGAGGCCGAATACGAGCAGGATTGTGCCTATCAGGCTCATGGCTTCACCTCTGCGCGAGCAGCGAGCAATCCAGCTTCGCGCGCCCGGTCCAACATGCGCCCCGCTTCGGTCAGGCGGGCCGGATCGACTTCGCGCCCCATGTGGTACAGCGAAGACACGACCGTCAAGGCTTCTTCCAGCGTCGGCGGCTTTGGCGGGTCGATCTTGGCGAGCAGGGCGTCAACATGCGGTGCAAGTGAGCTTTCGCGCAAGTACGGACGTGCATGGCCGAGATACGCGAGCAGTTCCTCGGCGTGCTGCTGGGCGGGCGTGAGAGTGGGGGATTCGACTTCGACATCAGAATCGTAGTCAAATGACGTGTAGCCTTGTGTGCCATTTTCAGGATTTGCGACATACACATTTGTGCGCGGTTCTTTAAAATCAGGATGGCTCGATCTGGTCGCGTGCTGTAGAACGACGAACGATTGCCCGATCTTGGTAATTACAACATCGCCCGGTTTGAGGTTTTGCGCTTTCTTTTTCACTTCGTTTTCTCCTGTAGTGGGAATGGGGTGGGCGCTGCCTGTTCCCTTGAAATACCGATGTTGGTCGGGACTTCACAGGCAGCGCCCTTAACTTTTAACAGACTGGCGGCGATCAATGGATATTGAACTCGGTTGGGGCATCAATTAAGCCTCGCCCTTCTGCCTCAAGTCTGAATATTAAATAAGCATCCGTCAGGACGTTATAGTTTTCAGGCCACGAACGGGTCTTTTCAATGCGGGCCAATTCCATTCTTCGCTCACGCTCCTGCGTGAGTATTTCCTCATCATCCAGTGATTCCAAATATTGACGAACCGCTTTAATCACTTCGCTTGATTTCATGTCTTCCCTTCATTCATGCAGCGCGTTGAGCACGAGCCGCACATGTTCATAGTTCAATCCTGCCGCCTGTCGTTGCTCGACTGGGACGGCGTGATAGATGCGCTCGACCTGGGCCGCGCGGCGGTCGGGGTCTCCGGCGGCTTTGCGCTCTGCGCGGCGGCGGTCCTTGATCGTGCGTCGGTCTTTCATTTGGTCGCGCCTTTTGCGTTCGGGTCCGATACCGCATCGGGGCGCTGGCTGCGCGCGGCTTCGTAGGCGTCAAGGGCCGCATAAATGGCAGCGGCATATTCTGCGCTGCTCAATTCGCCCTTGCGCCTTGGCAGGGCTTCGCAGAATGCGATCACGGCAGCCTGCCGCGCCTTGCCGGTCACGTCCATAGAACGCCTGCCAGCATGCCAAGCGCCGCGCCAATCAGCGCAATGCGCGCGGCCCTTGATGCAAGGTCGCGGCGCGTGTTAAAGCGTGCGCCGAAGCCGTACACTTCCCGATGCTGGCGCTTCATGCCATCACCCCGCGCCGGAACAGCTCGACCTGGCGGCGCATCACCTGGCGCAGCGAATCCTCGCGGAATTCCGCACCGATGCGCTCTGCTGCCGCTGCGAGGTTCGCTTCGCCGCTGAGTTCCGCCAGGCGCGCGACGATTTCACCGCGCCGCACCACGTTCACCGCGTACTCCGCGCACAAGGCCCGACGTTCCGCGTTGCGTTCTTCGATGGTCATGCTGTTCTCCCGTAGTTATTGGACTGGCGCTAGATTAACACTTGCAAATGCTACTTGCAAGTGTCACGCTCAATTATTTTGGATCGCCTGCGCGCTGGTTGCGTGCGCGGCGGTCCTTGCCGCTTCGCCGGTCTTCAGAAACAGGGACGGATTCCTGGCGGCGGTCGCCGCGTGCGATCAGCTTCTCGCGCTCCTTGTTGGCCTTGATCTGCGCGTCGATGGTCTTGCGGTATTCGGACATGTCCATGCTAGATCTCCTTTCCTTGTCGTTGAACTTCAATAGCGGCGCGATTGACGATTAGCGCCTCGTTGATGAGCGCCACCGCCGCGTCCTTGTGGATCGGCCCGTAGATGTATTCGGCCATGCTGGCGGCGTGCTTGGCGGTGGCGCGCAAGACTTCCATTGCCTGCTCGCTGGTCATCGCGCCGCGTCCTTCGCTTCATCCGTCACAGCAGCGCCACCCGCGAACAAGTCGCTTCCGTCCTTGGGCGGCTTGCCGTCCCGCCAGAACACCAAGCCGCCATCATCAACCCAGCCTACCGGCTCGGGCTTTGCCGGAATGGCGTCAAGCTTGGTGCAGCACGCCTCGAAGGCCGTGCGCAGCAATGCGTGCAGGCGCTCCGGCTCGTCATGTGCGCCGCGCAGCAGATATTTGCGCGCGTCCGTTTGGATAGAAGTCCACCATGCGAGGAAGTCATCGCGTTCCTTGTCGGTGTCGGTCATGCGCCCTCCCTGGCAACAAACGGGACTGTGAATACCTTGAAGCTGTCTGCGGTGGCATAGCCCGCCCCTGCTGGATGCGCCTGCTCCCAATCCTCGTTGAGCGCATACCATTTCTGCCATTCCGCGTCGTTCTCGTGCGTGTCCATCATTTCCTGAGGCTGCGGCGGCCTCGTTCCCCGGTATTCGTTGCACTTCGCCGCCAGATCGTCGGCCGCGCCCTTGTCCTCGAATGCCGTAATTGCCGCGCTACCTTCGTAGTCGTAACATGCACACAACACGTAAATTTCACTCATCGCTTGCCCCTTTCCCTTCTGCCGTAGTGCTCGCCGCCTCCAGGTTGTGCAGGTAGTCGGACATTTCGTATTCGTGGCGGTATCCCTTGGCGAGCGATCGGAAGTGCTGCGCGGTCGTCACGCGCAGGTTGTTCTTGCCGAATCGCTTGCCGTCCGGGTCGATCCAGTTGCGCAGGTAGAACACGCGCGCCGGGTAACTGCCGGGCTTGAACACGCCGATCACGGTAAATACGACCTCGCCCAACGCATCGGCATAGGTACAAGTGTCACCGTACGGTCCTTCAAGTTCGTGCTCGACACCGGGCCGCCACGTTGATTCCTCGGTCGGCACGCCTTCAGGGTCATCCGGCAGCGCCTCATAGGTCGCCCGAATGAACGGGTACGGTGCGCGCCATTCCTGCCCGCACCAGAATTCGGAATTGCCGCTCATGCCTTCCCTCCTTCTTCCCTGCCTGGATGGGCAGCACGAGCAGCGTCAATGCCCTGGTCCATGATTTCCGGCGTGGTTCTGCGCACATGGCCGTGCGGGTCGATCTCCGACCGTCTGCCGTCGCGCAGATACCAGTCGCGCAGCCACCGATACCGCGCAGCATCGCGCGCATCGTCGCCCTCCTGTCTTGCAGGAGTGGCGCGGCGACCTGCCAAGTATCCGCTCCAAAGATGGCGGCCAGAGCCGGAATCGAAGAAGCAGAGCCCGTGCCTATCGTCTTCGTAGGCAAGTTTGCTGTCGATGACCCACTTGTGGAAATCGGCGCGCAGTTCGCGCTCGCGCGCGGCGCTTAGGTTGGTTTGTTCAGCCATTGGAGTGTCCTTTTAGCCAGGGCCGTTGTAGCGGCCTGGAACGTTGGCGGTAATGGTTGCTGGGCAGACTGGGCAAGCGATCTTGTAAAAATCACCGTCACGCTGGTCCGATACGTACTTTGCTTCAATCGGATGGAACTCGATTTGCGTATGGCAGCGGTTGCACGTTCCTCGAATCGGTGTAATTTGCGGGTCTTGCCCTTGCTTGATGATCTTCATTCTTCACCTTCTTTCTGCTGGGGCTGGGGATCAGCCAGGGCGAGCAGCTTTTCCGCAACCGCGTATTCCTTGCCGACAGCGACGGGCGGCGCGGCTTGTGCACGGTTCCAGTCAAGGAAGTCCTGTCGCACCTTGAACTTATCCGGCGCTGGCATTGCTCGACTGGCTGCGCTGGCGCATGCCTTGCCGTACTCGCGCATCTGGTTGTCGGTGAAGAACGGTTGCGAGCCACAATCAAGCGAGTGATCCGGCTCGGGCAGCGGCGGCAACTGGTTCGCTGCTGGAAGGGCGACAGCAGGAGCTACGCGGTGCCATGCTGCCGACAAGTCGGCGCAGGTCGCTCGCCAGCAATCGGGGGTCAGTTCGGACACGGACAAGCCAAACAGCCAGTTCGCCATCTTCCAGCCAACATTCGCCTGCTCCTCATTCGGCTTCGCCTCTGCTGCTCCACCTTTTGCCGAAGGATGAGCGGCGCGCTCGATTTTTCCGGCAGCGATTCCCAGCACGGTGCACAGCACGCCGCGCACGTATTCGTCGTCGCGCTCAAATGCATCATCTTGGCCCAGCGCCTTCATCAGGCGGCGAAGACGCGTCATCTCGTAGGCGTCCAGGAACGAGGTCGCCACTGGTGCAGCGGCTTTGGCCTCCTGCTCGGCGCAGGTAACGCATTTGAAGTAGGCGTAGACCGCGCTCAACGCATCGGAGAATGTCGGGTATGCCGCCGTGTCCCAGCACTCGGGATAGTGGATTGCAGCGGCTTCGGCCTGCCCGAAGTTTAAACGGGCGTTTTCGCTATTCGCGAATCCAGAAAACTGCTTGGCGGTCGGTGCTGGGGCGGCTTCTGCCACGCCAAACAGTCGCTCGTAGGGCTTCGTGTCCATGTAGCTGGCGGGTGCTGGCCGTTGCTGAAGGGCGGCGCGCAACAGATTGATTTCTTTTGCGGCATCGTGAGGGTAGCCGTAGCACCACTCCCAATCGACCTCGCCTCGTGCCGCTACCGCATTCCGCTGCTCGGGCGCTGCTGCTACAGGCGCAGAGGCGCGGAATGCAGCGCGCCAGCAAATCCAGAAGTCATTGGCGACATCATCGTGGTAGTACCAGCCGTCTTTGGTTTCCATGCCTTCAAGTGAACCTTCGGGCCATTCGCCCCTTGCCCATTCTTCAAACTTCGCGCGTTCGCCGCTCGCGCTGGCGTTGGTGTCCTGGCTCATTGCTTCTTCTCCTGTGCGGTGCTTGCTGGTTCTTGTGGGGAGCGAATGTATTGGCGCGCGGCCTTTGCATAGATGTCGTGGATTTCCTCTTTGGCGGCCTGTACCTGGCGCGCTACGTGGGCGATAAGAACCTTCTCGGATGCCTCGATGCTTTCGTTGTATGACCCTGCCCGATAAACGTCCCCGATGAGTTCGCGCAAATTCGGCGTATCGACGCTTTCCGACTCCCCGCCAGGCACCGAAGCAATATGCACTTTCTGCATAGTGCTTTGCTGGGCTGGCTCTGCCGACGCTGGAGCGGCGATACTTTCCTTGTTTTCTGCGCTGCGCGCGGCCAGGTGCGCGACGTACTTGGATGCCAGGCTGGCGCATTCGGTGCGCACGATGGTCATGCGCTGGCCGCGCTGCTCGGAGGTGTGCGCCTCGCGCGCCAGATCGTCGGCGGCTTCGCGCATGGCGTCGATATTCTTATTGGTCATGATGGGTTCTCGTGGTCGGGGTTGTGGGGTAGGTCAGGACTGCCCTTGCGGCTCGGCCTTGGGCCGGGTCTTCCACCATTCCGAGCGGTAGACCGTCACCGGGTCGAGGCCAAACTTCTTGGCGAGCTGGGTTCCGTTGAGCTTGCCGGGGTGCTTGTGTACATAGTCGCGCGCCTTCTTGGCCGCTTCGGATAAACCGCGTGTCATGGGTGACTCCTTGAATTGATTTAAGACATCGCAAGCATAACATATGCGCTTGCATTTGCAATGCACTATTTGCGCAATTCGATGCCGTTCGATGCACAAAATGCGTGCGCCGACTCGATCAGTTCGCTCATTTGCTGGCTGTCGAGGTCGCTGGACGGCACCGGGCGCACCGGGAACGGATCGGGCCTGCCTGCGCAATAGGCTTCGAGCCGCGCCTCGCGTATGTAAAGGGCGATGATGTGGCGCTTCCAGACTTCGCACGCGAAGGCGTAGCAGTAGGGGATCAGCGAGTGCTGCCGCGCGACCTCGCCGCAAATGGCGTGCAGCCTGGCGTTCTGCGGCGTCGATCTCGCTTTCACTTCCTCGACTCTCGCTCGGTGGCCGCGTCGCGCAATTCGCGCAGCGCGCAGGTTGTCGTTTCCAGCGCCGCGATAGCTTCGTCCAGTTCCTTCGCTGATGCGCCGGCCAGTTCCGCCACCAGTGCCGCGATGCCTTCCAGCCTGGCGCGGATTGCCTCGATTTTCTCTGTCATGTCGTTCTCCCTAGTGGTCGTTCACAATTCGGTCTAGTGCCGTTTTCAGATACTCGCGCGCCGCTTCGACTTTCGTCACCATCTTGGCTTCGATCTTCTCGCACCGCTCGATGGTGTAGCGCGTCACCCTCAGTGCCGGGTCGATGTGATCTACCATGTGAAGCTCGGGCTGTTCCCACTTCCGTAAATCTTCCGGCGTCGTCACCATGCAATACGCCACCGTAAAGCGCGGCACGTCGAAAAGCTGCATGTACACGCGGCCTTGGTAGTCGTAGCCGGATTTCTTGGCAATCGCCGCCACGCATTCGACCGTGGCAGGGAACGTGGTCAGGGACCACGCCGTCTTGATGTCGATGATTTCCGTTTGCGGGATGATGATGTCCGGCTCGCCGGTGAACCATTCATTGTTGCGACGTTCTTCGTTCTTCGTGTGGCGCGTGAAGAAGACGCGGTTATACAGGTCAATGGCGTCCTGCTCGCACTGGATGCCCTTGTCCATGTACTTCGACGTGATTTCTTCGCGGTAGCCGTAGATCATTTCCTTGGCAATGGCTTTCAGGTAGGTCTTGGCACCAACCGACAATTCCTCTCCCTTCCCGTCGGCCATGATTTCAGCAATGGCGCTGGCGCGAAAGCGGATCATTTGTTCTTCGCCTTCATCTTCAATTCGATCTCCAGTTCCACCGCAAGCGCCTGCTGCTCCGGCGTCAACTTGTATGCCGCCTCGATTTCCGGCAGGGTGTAATCTCCTGCCCTGATCGCTTCAAGCGCCTTTTGAAATGCCTTGTCGCTCATTGCGTGGCGTACTGCTGGCGCTGATTCTTCGACTTGCGGCTCCGGGTCGGTATCCATGTGCAGAATGCCCTTATGCCACAAGTCGAGCGCCGCGCCGAAGCGCATGGCGGCGTTGCGCAGCGCGTCTCCGATGCGCTCCTTGGTCGCGTTCGGGCCTTTCTTGCCTTGTGCATCGCCGTATCCCAGGCGCGTCATGCCGCACACGGTCAACTTGATCCACATGCCGCCTTCCGCATCCAGCGCAGGCATGCCGCGCTCGTCGTAGGCCAGCGGCTCCCACGTCCAGAACGGATCGACCTCAAGAAGTCGGTCGGTCAATGCAGCGTGACCCACGTAATCCAAGTGCACCGCTGGCAGTCCATGAAAGCCGCCGCACTCACTACACTTGCCCTTCTTTGCCTCCTTCTCGTATGGCTTCGGCAGCACGCTAATTTGATGCTTCTCAAACGGCGCGCGCAGCTTCTTTAGTGCGGCCTCTTGCGCCGCTTTGTCGTTCGTCATGTCGGTCAATTTCTTCTCCTGGTCAGTGGCGCTCGCGCTCGATGGCGAGCAGGATTTCATCGGTCAACTTGTCGATCTGCGCACCGCTGAAAAGCGGCATCAGGTCTGCACCGCGCTTGATCGTGACATCGGCAACGTCGCCTTCAAAATGCACATTGGCGCTGGCCTTGATGCCCGTAATTTCGCACTCGGGGCTGACTGGTTCCTCGGCCATGTCCATCGGGCCGGTCAAGCGACCCTCATAGCCTGGCGTGTACTCGAATTCGACTTCGACATCGAACTCGGAGGCGAGCGCCGTATCGAAGCGCGCACCGCCCAACCCGGTTCCGACCACATCCACCATCAGCTCGCCTATCGTCATGGTGCGGCTGTGGGCCGTGCTCCTGTAATCCTTCATGCTTTCTCCTGTTGTCACAGCGGCACCGCGCCGCCAATGCCTGCCATAGTAATCCGCGAAAATGGCAAATGCAAGTGATATTTGCGCCACTGGCCTATTGCATTTGCAATTTGGGCGCGGTACGATAGATGCCATCAAACAACAGGAGGTGATACCAATGCTCGACCCGAACAACCCGCCGCACGTGATGCCGCGCGCACAGTGGGAAAAACTCGTGAAACAACAACAGGAGAAGAAGTAATGAGCACGAAAAAAGCGAAAATTAACCCGCTTTTGTTGGTCGCAGCCAAGCAGCGCGTAGGACAGGACGACGCTGACCAGATCGCGCTGCCGGTACTGGCATGGTTCGACGCGGCCAAGCGCGGCCGCTGCACGAATGTCGGCTGCAACCACTTGACCACGCACCTGATTATCGCCACCTACATCGCCGCGCGCACCAAGTCGAAGGCGTTTCACGACGCCTGCATCAAGGCATACAACATGCTGCACAAGGCGGCGGGCCGTCCTGGCGACCTGGCATTGACCACGCCTGAATACAGCGCCTTGCGCGTGGCGTTCGGCTGGTACTTGCGCGGCCTGCCGCAATGCGATGTTGGCACCCTGAACCTGGCCTGCAAAGAGGCCGAGCGGATCATGGGGGCGTGATGCGAGCGCCGGTTATTGATCCGCGCACGGTGCGCCAGCGCGCCCGCATTGTGGCGCAGCTAGAAGGCGGCCCCATGTCGGCTAAGAAGATAGGGGAAGCTATTCACCTGACTCACAAGGCGGTGTTGCTTCATATCCGCGACATGCGAGAACAAGGAATTGTGCGCGTGGCAGGCCACATCAATCAAGTGCGTTCGCGCGAAATACCTCTGTACGGACTAGGCTCGGAGCCCGACGCGAAATACGTCAAGGTGGCCGACCGTCCTGAAAATAACTTCTTTGAGGTGCAGCGCGAGAAGGTGCGCTCCGCGATCCTGGCGCAATTGAAAATTAGCCGCGCCACCGCCCCCGAATTATCAATGCTGCTTGGCCTGTCAAACCCCACCTTGCGCAAGTACCTACCGCGCATGAAGTCAATGGGGCTAGTGCATCGTTCGGCATGGGTGGCGCGCGGCAGCGGCGGTAGCGACATTGCAATATGGGCCGCTGGAAATGAGCCCGACGCCCCAAAGAGCAAGCGGATCAAGCGGAACAACCCGCTTGCAGAACTGCCGGAAGAGCAGCGCGACCTGATGCGCCGAAAGCGCGAGGCAAAATTAATCGTCAAACATGCGCGTCGGACGCCGCAAGGCATCTTCGCGGCACTGGGGATCTGACATGGACAGCCGCGACTACATGCGAGCGAGAATGACGATGCGTGCGCGCGTCCTGTCCTACGTGCGCGCGCATCCAGAAACAACAACAGTAACGTTGCGTGAAGTGTTCGGCATGGACGTTGACAACCTCGGCAATCTGCTGGGCCGACTGCGCGAAGAAGGATTCGTCGTGCAGAAGAAACTGCCCGGCCAGCGCGCAAAGGTCTGGAGCGCGGTCAATGCGGTCAGTCTGGATGCTGCCGCAGCGAAACGCATGGCGCGCCGCGAGGCAGAAGCCGACCGCTCGGAACTGCCGATAATCCGCGTGTTCGCCAAGGAATGGACCGGCCATGCACGAGATTCATGGCATAACCTGTTCTTCGGTCCTGCACAGGTGGCGGCATGAAGCGATCCGAACTGAAACGCTCGACCCCTTTGCGCGCCAAGTCTCCCATGTCGCGCGGCACCAGCACGCTACAGGCCAAACCGAAAGCGCCGAAGGCCGAGCCGAAGAAGCGGACAAGGAAATGCGCGCTGCCGTCCTGCCGCCAGCCCTTCACGCCGCGCAGCATGACGCACAAGGCTTGCGGGCCGGCGTGCGCGCTGGCGCTGGTCGAGATGGAGAAGGCGAGAAAGGACCGCCGCGAGCGCCAGGAAGGGCTGGAAAAGCTCAAGCGCCGCGCAGACTACATGAAGGAAGCGCAAGCGGTGCTGAATCGCTGGGTGCGCGAGGTACGCGACGCGGGCAAGCCGTGCATTTCCTGCGGTCGCCACCATGAGGGCCAGTACCACGCCGGCCACTACCTGGCGCGCGGCAGTCACCCGCATCTCGCTCTGGTCGAATTGAACCTGGCGAAGCAATGCGCCCCTTGTAATGTCCATTTGAGCGGCAACCAGATTCAAATGAGGCGCGGCTTAGTTGAGCGGTATGGCCTGCACGTCGTCGAACTCCTGGAATCCGACACCACGCCGCGCAAGTACACGATTGACGAACTCAAGGCGATCAAGGCCGAATACCTCAAGCGCCTGCGCGAAGCCAAGAAAGCGCGCGCCGGGGATTAATAAATATCTGTTGCAATTGCTAGTGCATTTGCTATACTGGCGCAACTCAACCAACAGGAGAAAGATCGTAATGAGTCAAACAGCGATGGATGAATACCAGCGATTCATCAAGAGCAAACTAGCCGCCGATATTCCGAGCGGCTTTGATTGCAAGATTGAAGGCGGGCAGATGTTCGACTTCCAGAGGGCATGTACCGAATGGGCATTGAAGCGCGGGCGCGCGGCACTGTTCTTGGATACCGGGCTTGGCAAGACGATCTGTCAGGCGACATGGGCGCAGAAGGTGGTCGAGCACACGGGCGGAAACGTCATCATCGCTGCGCCGCTGTGCGTGGCGCAGCAGACTGTCGAGGAATCGGCTAAATTCGGCATCACGGTGCGCTACTGCCGTTCGGACGATGAAGTGCAAGATGGGATTACGATCACGAACTACGAAATGCTCCAGCACTTTGACCTGGACGCCTTCGCCGGCGTGGTGCTGGACGAGTCGAGCATCCTCAAGAACCACACGAGCAAGATGCGCGCCGAGATCACCGAATCGTTCCGCAATACGCCCTATAAACTGTCTTGCACGGCCACGCCCAGCCCGAATGACTACATCGAACTTGGCAACCAGGCGGAATTCCTCGGCGTGATGAATGCCCAGGAAATGCTGGCAACCTTCTTCACCCATGACGGCGGTGACACGTCGAAATGGCGTTTAAAAGGCCATGGCAAAACACGCTTCTGGGAGTGGATGAGTTCGTGGGCGATCTGCATCCGCAACCCTGCCGATCTTGGTTTTGATGGTTCGGCCTACGTGCTGCCGCCGCTGAACGTGGTGGAACACGTGGTCGAATGCGGCCAGCTCACCGAGGGCCAACTGTTTGCCATCGTGGCGCAAAGCCTGACCGAACGCCGTGAAGCCAAGCGCGTCAGCATGGACAAGCGCATCGCGCTGGCGTCAAAGCTTGCCAACGAAGCCGAAGGCCCGGTCATCGTATGGTGTCACCTGAATGACGAATCGACCGCGCTGGCGCAAGCGATTCCCGATGCGGCCGAAGTGACCGGCTCAATGAGCATCGAGCAGAAAACCGCGAACGTCATGGCATTTACACATGGCGAAAAGCGGGTCCTGGTTAGCAAACCGTCGATCTGTGGCGCGGGCATGAACTGGCAGCACTGCAACACCATGATATTCGCAGGCATGAATGATTCGTTCGAGGACTTTTATCAGGCCGTGCGCCGTTCGTACCGATTCGGCCAGAAACGCGAAGTGACGGTCCACATCATCACCGCCGATACCGAAGGCGCAGTGAAAGCCAATATCGAGCGCAAGCAGCGCCAGGCGAACGAGATGGCGGGCCAGATGGTCGAGCACATGCGCATGATTACACAGCGCCAGATCGAAGGCGCGAAAAGCAACACCGAAGTCTATAACCCGACCGTGGCGATGAACGTCCCGTCATGGATCATCAACAACGTGGAGAAAAATTAAATATGAACGTCCTGAATCAAGAAGTCACTGACCGCTTCGCCCTGTACAACTCCGATTGCGTGGATGGCTGGCGCGCGCTGCCGGACAACAGCATGGATTTTTCAATCTATTCGCCACCGTTCGAGAGCCTGTACGTGTTCAGCAATTCTGAGCGCGACATGGGCAACTCGGCCAGCAGCGCCGACTTCTGGCAGCACTACAAATACCTGATCGAGCAGATGTACAGGGTCATGAAGCCGGGCCGCTTGATCGCCATCCACTGCATGAACCTGCCGACTTCCAAGGCGCGCGACGGATTCATCGGCATCAAGGATTTTCGCGGCGAGATCATCCGCGCGCACCAGGATGCCGGATTTATCTACCACTCCGAAGTCTGCATCTGGAAAGATCCGGTTGTCGCCATGCAGCGCACCAAGGCGCTCGGCCTGCTGTACAAGCAGCTCAAGAAAGACAGCGCCATGAGCCGCCAAGGCATCGCTGATTATCTTGTCGTCGTGCGCAAGCCCGGCGACAATCCCGATCCGGTCACGCATACCGAAGATGACTTCCACGTCGATAAGTGGCAGCAGTACGCTTCTCCGGTGTGGATGGACATCAAGCAGTCGCGCACCCTGCAATATATGAGCGCGCGAGATGCCGACGACGAGCGCCACATCTCGCCCTTGCAACTGGACGTGATCGAGCGCGCCATTGACCTGTGGACGAACCCCGGCGATCTGGTGGGAACGCCGTTCCTCGGCATCGGGTCGGAAGCCTACGTGGCGATGCAGATGGGCCGGCGCGCATTCGGAACCGAACTGAAACCGTCCTACTTCGAGCTGGCAGTGCGCAACTGCCGCGAAGCCGATAGCGCCAAGCAGGGCGGGCTGTTCTGATGCCGCGCCGCCGCGCCTTGACTGATGACCAGGTGCGGGAAATCCGCGCCCTGTACCGTCCCTATGCGCGTGGCTTTGGCTACGGCGCACTGGCAAAGCGGTACGGGGTCGGAGAATCCACGATCCGCGATGTCGTCAAGTACATGCACCGATACTGACTCACCGCTCCAGCAGGCCCGCCGCGTGCGGGCTGGTATATAGAATCGTTTCTTTATTACTTTTAGCTATTTGCCTGAAGTAATCGGCAGGCGGATAATCTAGATTGCCTTGGCGGGCAATTAAACAACACGGAAGCTCCGAGTGCAACCGTGCAGGGTTCGTGTCCCTGTCCGCCAACGCCTAGCAATAGGTGACGGTTGCACCCGGAGCTTTTTTTATGGGCTAAAAATTATGCTTGTGTATCAAGTGATTGGGCCTGACGCGCAAGGCGTCTATACGCTGGCCTACCCTACGCCTGGCGTACCGGGGAATCTTACGACTGCTGGAAGCAGCAAGAGCAAGCGCCTGGCCTACGAAGAATGCGCGCGCCTCAACGAGCTACAAGTCGTCGACCGTCGCGCCGTGATTCGTGATCGTGCCGACCGCATTGTAGATGACCTGCCGCGCGACGAGAAGGGCCGCGTCTGATGGCGTCGCCTCAACTTGAGGATGGGTTTATCCGCATCGCCAACGAACTGATGGAGGCCATTCTTGGATTCGGCTTCTCGCATCGGGAAGTCGTCGTACTGTTCGCCATCATCCGTAAAACCTATGGTTACGGCAAAAAGACCGACGACATCTCGGCTTCGCAATTGAGCGAGCTTTGCCGCGTGCCGCGCCAGCACGTCACGACCACGCTAAATGGCCTGGCGCAGCGCAATGTCATCACCAAGTCAAGCGGCAAGTTCGGGGCTGTCATTGGCATCCAGAAGAACCATAAAAAATGGATCAGTGCCGCGCAGCTAAAGGAAGTCACATGTCCTGATTTGGGACAGGGGTGTCCTGATACGGGACATGTCCCACCGCAGGACAGGGGGTGTCCTGATACGGGACAGTTCGATAGTCCCACCGTGGGACACACAAAAGACAACCTTACAAAAGACAATCTCCAAAAGAAAGGCCCGCGCGAGGAAAGGACGTTTAAGCAATGGATGGAATCCTGCAAGGCAGAAGGCAAAACACCGATTCCTGAAGACGATCCTGTTTTTGCTTACGCTGACGAAGTTGGCATCAGCATCGACTTTGTAAGACTGGCATGGGTTGAGTTCAAGCGGAAGTACGGATCAGGCAGCAAGCGGTACAAGAACTGGAACCAGCATTTCCAGAACGCGGTGCGGGAGAACTGGTACGGCATCTGGTACGAAAAAGACGGGGGTTGGCATCTGACCACCCGAGGAAAACAAATCGACATCGAAATGAGAACAAGAAATGATGACTGAAATCGAAGACAACACCGTATCAATCCGCGCCGAGCAGGCTGTCCTGGGCGCGCTGCTGGCCGACAATGACGCGCTCGACCGCGTGACCGACGTTGCTGCCTCGCACTTCTACCGCCACGATCACCGCATCATCTTCGAGGAAATCAAGGGCCAGATCATCGAGGGCAAGCGCGCCGACGCGATCACGGTCTACGAGCGCGTCAAGGGCAAGATTGACGACGGGATGCAATACCTGATCAGCCTGCACGCATCGTCGCCAAGTTCGGCCGGCATCGCCAGGCACGCTGCAATCATCATCGACAAGGCCGCTAAACGGGCGCTGGCGGCGCTTTCGGACGAAATGCGGCAAATGGCATCATCGCACCAGTCGGCGGCCGTATGCGTCGATCTGGCGGCCTCCAGACTTGAAGAACTGGCGCAGAAGAAAACCAGCCGCGAGCCGATGCGCATCGACGCCATGCTCGGAGACTATGCCGACGTGCTGACCGCGCGCATGAACGGCACCATCAAACCGATCTCGACCGGCTACCGCGACCTTGACGAACAACTTGACGGCGGGCTGGAGCGCGGAACGTTGACCATCATCGCCGGGCGGCCAGGCATGGGTAAGACGGCGGCGGGGCTGGGCATCGCGCGCAACGCCTCGATTGACGGCTGCGCGCTGTTCTTCTCGATGGAAATGTCGCGCCATCAGGTCAGCGACCGCAACGTGTCGGCGCTCGGTCATGTCCCGATCAAGTGGCTGCGGAAACCGACCGAGCACGCGCGGGATGAGGACAATTGGTCTGCGATGACGGCGGCGTTTATCAAGGCCCGCGAGATGAACCTGTTCATTGACGACGAAACCGGCCTCAACATGCTGGAGATCCGCGCCAAGGCGCGCGCCGTCAAGAGAAAGCACGGCCTCGACGTGATCGTGATCGACCAATTGTCCTTCATCACCGGAGGCAAGTCGGACAAGCGTTACGAAGTCGTGGGCGAGTACACGCGCGCCCTGGTGGCGTTGTCCAAGGAACTCGACTGCGCCGTGGTGCTGCTGTGCCAGCTCAACCGCAAATGCGAGGACCGCCCGAATAAACGCCCGATGATGTCGGACCTCGCCGAATCGGGCAGCATCGAGCAGGACGCGGCGAACATCATTTTCCTGTACCGCCACGTTGTCTACCAGCCCGACCTGCCCGAGCACGAGGCGGAAATCTGCGAATGGCATTGCGCCAAGCAGCGCCAGGGTGCGCCGGGAACGGTCGGCCTCAAGTACATCGGCCACCTGACGCGCTTCGATGATCTGCCGTATCGCTGGACTCCGAAGCCGCCCGAGCAACCAGCCGACCGCCGCCAGGGCGAGCGCAGGGGGTTCCAATGAAAAGCATTGAGGAATGGCGCGGCCCGCGCGACCCGGTAGCACTCGACCCGGCAACGGTGATCTACCGCGTAGCGCCGGCGGCAAGCAAGAAGGCGGGCAGCAATGCTTCCTGCAAGGGGTGCGCGTTCGAGCGCCAGGAATCGCGCGTGTGCATCGCGGCCAGTTCTCGCGCCGTGGCCGCCGGCCTGCCCGATTGCGATGCCGGCTGGATCTACGTGCTTCCCGATCCACGGCAAACCGACTGCGCTGCAACATGACCAACCACAACGAGAAAAACAGCATGGAAAAAATCACCTTCGGCAGCGTTTGTTCTGGCATCGAGGCGGCCAGCGTGGCATGGAACCCGCTCGGCTGGGAGGCCGCCTGGCTGTCCGAGATCGAGCCGTTCCCCTGCGCGCTGCTGGCGCACCACTATCCCGATGTGCCGAACCTGGGCGACATGACGAAAATCGCGCACCTGATCCGCGACGGCTTCGCCCCGGCTCCCGATGTCTTCTGCGGCGGCACGCCCTGCCAGGCGTTCTCTGTCGCCGGGCTGCGCAATTCGCTGGACGATGCGCGCGGCAACCTTTCCCTTACCTTCTGCGAGATTGCGAATGAAATTGACACACGACGAGCGGCAACTGGACTTCTTCCTTCCGTCATCTTTTGGGAAAACGTCCCCGGCGTGCTCTCCACAAAAGACAACGCCTTCGGCTGCTTCCTGGCTGGACTTGCCGGTGAAGATGATCCACTCGTCCCGGCAGGGGATAGGTGGACGGACGCGGGTTGTGTGTATGGCCCCGAAAGAACAGTCGCGTGGCGCGTCCTCGATGCCCAATATTTCGGCGTGGCCCAACGACGCCGCCGTGTGTTCGTTGTCGCAAGTGCTCGAAACGGGTTCGATCCCGCCGCAGTACTTTTTGAGTTCGACGGCGTGCGCCGGGATTCTGCGCCGAGCAGAACGCCGGGGAAAGACATTACCCACGACCTTGCACCGTGCCTTACAAGTAGTGGCGGGGGCGTCGAGCGCGGCGGAGACACCCGAGGGCAAGACCCTGTAGTCGCTGTCTGCCCGACTTTACGCGCTGGCGGCAACAAGACTGGGGGCGACCGGCCTCCTGGCACGGACGTTGACACGGCCGACAGCCTGATCGTCATGCCGCTTGCCTTCCACGTCGATGCACAGCCCGACCAGCAGCGATTTGACCCGCATGTCTCGGCTGCGCTGACGTGTTCGCAAAAGGCGGGGGTGGCATACGGGATCAGTAACCAACCAACGCCAAAGTTTGCGGAAGAACTTAGCCCATGCCTTGATGCCAAGGCAAGCGGCGGCGGTCGAATGGAGGCAGTATTTACTGGCATGGCCGTGCGCCGCCTGACCCCGCGCGAGTGCGAGCGTTTGCAGGGCTTCCCATCAATCCGGAAAGAAGTTACTATTCGGATATGCTTAGACCATCAAAAAAACTCTGTGGATGCGGCGCTGTCATGTCGCAAGTGGCCGACCAGTGTCTGGCCTGCCGTCGAAGAAAAGTGGATGCCACATGTGCCTGCTGCGGCGCTGGATTCCAGCACAAGCCAAGCAAACCCAGATCTGCTTGCAGCCCTGCGTGTGCGTACAAACTCCGTGGACGAGCTTCTGGAGATACACAGTCACGGAAGGTCGATCTGGCCTGTCAGCAATGCGGAATCGTCAGGCAAGTATCCCCTGCTTACGCCGACAGGAAGTATTGCAGCCGCGCTTGTTCAAGCCGGGCGCGCACTGGCGCAGGAAATCATGGCTGGAAGGGCGGTATCACAAGCGAGCATCAAGCTTTCTATACAAGCCCTGAATGGAAAGCTAAGTGCGCCGAAATCTGGCGACGAGAACGCGGCATGTGCCAGCGATGCGGCGAGCGATGCGCAAGGGGCGAGGTTCACCATGTCCGATCTTGGGCGCGCCACCCCACAGGACGGCTCGACAGTGGCAACCTTGCTCTGCTCTGCATTGGCTGCCATAAGTTCGTGCATTCCAAGCGAAATGCTGCCCGCGAATTTCTCGCTGATTCTTGATGTAGAAACGCCCTACACCCTGATCCCGATGCCCGACCGCCGCAGCAGCCGCAAGGAAGGCGACCGCCGCGCCGCGCCGCGCATGAGCGCAGACGGCCCGCGCTACAAGGCGCTTGGCAACTCGTGGGCGGTCCCGGTCGTCCGCTGGATCGGCGAGCGCATCGACCGCGCCATGAGGGACGGCGCGGCATGAGCTACAGCCGCAACACGACCTGCGCGAGCTGTGTCGAGTTTCCCCGTTCAGCCCTGGAGGCTGGCGGGGCGGCGGTGTGCGGCGGGCTGGAGGAATTGAGGCGCTACGACTTCCCGGCCTGCCCGCTCCACAAGGAATGCCACCGCTCCGAGAGGGATGCGCGCCGCCCGCTGGTTGCCAGGCTGCGCGAAAAATAATGCGCACACGATGCAGAAAGTACTTGCAAATGTCATTGCAAATGTATATTCTCACTACATCGACAACGCAACCGCCCCTCGGGGCGCATCACTGGAGACAAGAACATGGGACCGTTGATTGTTTGTGCCGCGATGGGATTGTTCGGAGGCTTCTTTATCGGCGTGCTTTTTGAGAACAGCCGCAAATGAAACATTCCCCAAATGCCTGCGCCCGCGTGCCTGGAACCGACCACTACAGCAGCAAGAACTGGTCGATGCAGTTCAGGTGCCCGACCTGTGGAGCAACCCGCCGCCAGAACTTGAACTTTCTAGGTCGCCGCTCGCTGATGTGCGACGGCGAGAAGATAACGCCCGTTTGACCACCCCGCGCCCGCTACTACAGGGGCGCACCTACCAACCTAGAACCAGGAGAAAAACTTGAACATTAATGATCTGACCATCGGCCAAGCCAAGGAACTCTCAGCCATGTTTGGCGCACAAGCTAATCCGCAGCCATCGGCCAATTCAGGCTACAACATCGCCTCGCCGCTGGTCGGCAAGTACGTGATTGCTCGCTGCTACTCGGCAGGCGTTCATGCTGGCATTGTTGAAAGCGTGGACGGAGAGAACGTCATGCTGCGCGACTCGCGCCGCCTGTGGAGCTGGAAGGCCCAGGATGGAATTGCACTGTCCGGCGTGGCGCAACACGGCGTCAAGTCGGACAACTGCAAGATCGACGTAATCAATCCCCTGATCTACCTGACCGGCGTATGCGAACTGATCCCGACTACCGAAAAGGCGAAGGACAGCATCCATGGTTACAAATAAGGTATGGCGCTACGGCTACGGCTACGGCGACGGCTACGGCTACGGCTACGGCAACGGCGACGGCAGCGGCGACGGCAACGGCTACGGCTACGGCTACGGCTACGGCTACGGCTACGGCTACGGCTACGGCAACGGCAACGGCAACGGCGATGGCGATGGCAACGGCGACGGCTACGGCTACGGCAACGGCTCTGATTAACCTACAAGCCCCTTCGGGGGCGCACCTACTGGAGAAGAACATGCAACATACCCCGACACCGTGGCGCAGGGCAGGCAACGGACTGCAAATCAAGGCCAATGAAAACGGCTATCTCGTCGCGGTCGTTGAAGGGCCGGACCGCCGCGCACGCGGCAAGGAATGGCAGGAGGATCACGACTACTGCCACGGCAACGCCGCTTTCATCGTCAAGGCATGTAATGCGCATGACCAGCTCGTGGCCGCGCTCAAGGTCTGCCGTGACCTGATCTACGCCGAAGTGGCCGATGGCAAATTCACCGAGCAGGCCGCGCTTGCCCGCGAAGCTCTTGCCGCTGCTGGCGCTGAATAAATGCCCGCCCTGACCACGCCGGCGCAGAGGATCGTCCTGCGCAACCTGAGAGCGGGCCGCGCGGCGTGCGACGGGCTGGCACCGAACCAGCGCATCCACATGAATAAAATTCTGGACGGTCTGCGGCTGCGACATTGGATCGACGGAGAAAACCAAATAACAAGGAGGGGAGAAAATGTCATCCACCGTTACGACAAGTGAAAATTCGGTCAACCAGCCGACCCGCATCCCGCTTCCGGGCGACTATCCGAGAAAGCCAGGCCGCTACCTGGAACACTTGGGAAAGCGCCTCGGCTGGAGGCTGTGCAACGCCGAAGGGGAAACCCTGCGCTTCCTTGAAGACCATGAAAACGAATGGGTATCGGCTTCGTACGCGACGCGCGCTGAAATACTGGCCGCCGAGAAGCGCGCAGAAGCTTGCGAAGTACGTGTGCTTGAGCTGGAGGTCGAGAAGACCCAACGCGCCGCCATCATGGTAAAGCTGGCCGGCGCATACCAGAACTGCATGGACAGGAACGCCGAACTGGAAAACGTCATCCAGCTGGAAGCGCGCCGCATGCGCCGCCTGAATCGCCTCATGGATCACCGCCACATCATCGACACCGCCAAGCGCGCATTCTGGCGTACGGTGTGGATCGCCACCACCCTCGCCGCATTCATGGCTGGCGCAGGATGGGCCGGCAAGATTCCGAATTGAATCTTGTAGCCAAGCAAGCGCATCGCGGTTACACTGTGCCTGTCTCTTTCAGGACATCCCTAGTTTTGGACTTTCCGGCCCGCCTAACACGCGGGTCTTTTTTTAGCTGTTGCAAATTGCAATTGCAAGGTGAAATGTTGTAGCTTGGAAAGCAAATAGTCCGTAAAATGACGGAAAACAACTAGGGAGGACCCATGGCAACGAACGCTTTCCGCATGTTTTCCAGCACCCCGCGCCGCGTGCGCAAGTCCGAGGTCCAGGCCTCGACCATCCGGGCGGTGGACCCCTACGCGGTCCTGATGGCCTGCTGGGTGGACTTCATGAACGTCGATGACCGCGACCTCGGCAGCCGTGGGATGCGCCTCAAGGGAGATTGCGAGGATGACCGCACCGTGAACGACCACCAGAGATTGGCCGACATCAAGACCGGCGAATCGGTCAATGCCATGGTGGACAGCCTGACCACCATCCACCGCTGGGCGATCTACAAGAGCCAGGGCATTGCCTCCGCATGGCGCTTCCAGAACGCCGACTATGAAACTGTGCTCCTGGAAGCGCGCGACGACCTGGAAAAGAAACTCCGTACCCATATTGCAACAAGGCTATATTTCTCGTAGAATCGTTATCAGTGGGCGTATCTCCTATGGGGAAACGCCTTTTTGTTTTTGTACCGCTTTCTCCTGGTCGGCCTGATGGTCGAACTCGCCGCCCGATACTGAACGGTATCCGGCGGCATTTTTATTTCTGAGGTGGGCAATGAGCGTCGAGCAAGAATTGCAATGGCTGCGCTACAAGGTGCAGCGCGCCAGGGAACACGCCGCCTACCTTGCGCAACGGGCCGCCAAGTGACCACCAGCGCCGAGGCGTTCCGCTTCCAGATCATCCGCGCCGTGACTGGCGATCAACCCGCCATGGTCTTTACGGTGGCCGACGATGCCGCACTGACCCGCTTGTGCGACCGACTGGCCGAGGCCGAGCGCGCCGCCGAAATACTTTTGCACAAAGGTTATTTAAAGCCTGGTGGCATGAAGCCATTGCACGAAGTCGCCGCACTGGTCCCTAGACGCCGATGAAGCTCACCACCCTGAAACCCCGCCTTTCCGTGCTGACCGCCTCGCGCATCAAGGTAAGCACCGCTAAACCCTACGTCATTGAACGCAAGCGGGGCAGCGCAGGGGTGAAGGACCGCGAGCGCATCCGTGCACGTGACTGCGGCTTATGCCAGGAATGCAAGAGGCAAGGACGCATCACACCCGGCCACCCTGTTGACCACATCATCCCACTGTGCGAAGGGGGAAGCGATGACGACAGCAATAAGGAAACTCTGTGCGGTCCTTGCCACGATGCTAAGTCGGCGCGTGAGGCAAGGATCAGGGCGCGCGGTTACTAAGGCAGGGCGTGACGAGTCGATGGCTCCGTGACCGAACCAGGGGGGTGCTTAAAGTTTAGGCAGTACGGGGCTGGACACCGCATAGTCCCCCATTCGCGGAAAAAACCACCCGTTTCAAAGGAATCAGCAAATGGCAGGCGTCAAAGGAAGAAGTGGCGGCCCGCGCGCCAACTCCGGCGGCGCTCGGCCTGGTGCTGGCAGGAAGCCGAACCCGGACAAGGTGAAGGAAAACGCGCCGCCGTCCGTGATCGAGGAATGCGACATGCTCACGCTGTTGCAAAACGTCGCTCTCGGGCGCGTGGAAGCGAATGCGCTGCAAGTGCGCGCGGCTATCGCTGCGGTCCAGTACACGCACACCAAGAAGGGCGACGGCGGCAAGAAGGAAGACGAGGCGGAGAAGGCCAAGAAGGCCGGGGCGGGCAAGTTCGCCGCTGCCGCGCCTCCTAAACTGGTCGCCGCTGGCGGAAAGAAGGTCTAACCCATGGTCGAATGGTCTACAGCCTGCCCGGATTGGGCGGATCGCCTACGCGCGGGCAAGACCATCATCCCGCCGCCAATCTTCCCTGAGCAGGGCGAGCAGGCGCTGGCGATCTTCAAGCAACTGAAAATCGTTGACGCGCCCGGCAGCCCGACCTTTGGCGAGGCGTGCGCGGAATGGGTCTTCGACCTGGTGCGCTGCATCTTCGGAGCCTATGACGCCGACACGGGCCGCCGCCTGATCGTGGAATTCTTCGTGCTGATCCCGAAGAAGAACAGTAAATCCACCATCGCGGCCGGAATCATGATGACCGCCGTCATCCTGAACTGGCGGCAGTCGGCGGAATTCTCCGTGCTCGCCCCTACGGTTGAAGTTGCCAACAATGCATTCAACCCTGCGCGCGACATGGTGCAGAAGGACGACGACCTGGACGCGCTGATGCACGTCCAGTCGCACGTCAAGACCATCACGCACCGCGAGAGCAACGCCAGCCTTAAAGTGCTGGCGGCGGATCAGAACACGGTCGGCGGTAAAAAATCGGTCGGCACGCTGGTGGACGAGTTGCACCTGTTCGGCAAGATGCCAAGCGCGGAAAACATGTTCCGCGAGGCGCTGGGCGGCCTGGCATCGCGCCCGGAAGGTTTTGTGATCTGGCTGACCACGCAATCGGACGAACCGCCGGCGGGCGTATTCAAGCAGAAGCTTGATTACGCGCGCCAGGTGCGCGATGGCGTGATTGTCGATCCGGCTTTCGTGCCGATCATCTTCGAGCACCCGCCAGAAATGGTCGAATCCGGCGATGCTCTGCTGCTGGAAAACATGGCGATGGTGAACCCGAACATGGGATTCTCCGTCGATCAGGCATTCCTCGAACGCGAATTCAAGAAGGCCGAGCAGGCCGGTCCCGAATCGTTCCGGGGCTTCATGGCGAAGCATGCCAACGTCGAAATCGGCCTGAACCTGCGCTCGGACCGCTGGGCCGGGGCTGACTTTTGGGAGCAGCAAGCGGTTCCGGCCTTCACCCTGGAAGACCTGATTGAGCGGTGCGACGTGATCGACGTGGGCATCGACGGCGGCGGCCTGGACGATTTACTTGGTCTGTCCGTGATCGGGCGCTGCGCGACCACGAGAAAGTGGCTCGAATGGGCGCACGCCTGGGCGCATCCCTCCGTACTGGAGCGCCGCAAGGAGATTGCGCCGCGCCTGATCGACTTCGCCAAGGACGGCCACCTGACTTTAGTGGATCGCATTGGCGACGACGTGGAGCAGGTAGCCGACCGCGTGGCGCAGATCGAGGCATCGGGCAAGCTGGACAAGGTAGGCGTTGACCCGAGCGGCCTCGGCGGCATCCTGGACGCCATGCTCGAAGCAAGCGTACCGGAAGACAAAATTGTCGGCGTGTCGCAGGGCTGGAAGATGACCGGAGCCATCAAGACCGCCGAGCGCAAGCTGGCCGAGGGCGTGCTGGTCCACGGCGGCCAGCCGATGATGGCCTGGTGCGTCGGCAACGCGAAGATCGAGCCGAAGGGCAACGCGGTCGTCATCACCAAGCAGGCTTCCGGCTCAGCCAAGATCGACCCCTTGATGGCGATGCTGAACGCGGTTCACCTGATGGCGCTTAACCCTGAATCGGCACCAACGCCGGGGATCTACATACTATGAAAAAATGGCTTGGCGCTGCAAAAAGCGCGCTGTTCGGTGCGCCCGTTGCGAGCGCCGAGCAGCAATTGACGATTCAGGAACTTGCTAACCTGGTCGGCGGCATGAACGGCGGTGGCGGCGTGCCGAACGTCACCGAAGGCACCGCAATGCGCGTCAGCGCGGTCTATGCGTGCGTGGCGCTGATCGCAGGCGCAATGTCCACCCTGCCGATGATCGTGTACGCGCGCAGCGCCAACGGGCGCGAGCAGATCGACCATCCCTACTATTGGCTCCTGAACGAGCAGCCCAACGAGGATATTTCGGCGGCGGTGTTCTGGGAATACATGGCAAGTTCGCGCCTGTTCTATGGCGACTGCTTTGCCGAGATCC